TCATCGGCAGTTCGTGGTGGATCATTCAACCTCATCTTCTTGGACGAATTTGCCCATGTCTCTCAAAACATAGCAGAAGAGTTCTTTAGTTCAGTTTACCCTACAATTACCTCCGGTCAAACCACGAAGGTATTCATGGTATCAACCCCAAACGGACTGAATATGTTCTATTCCTTCTGGAAGGGGGCTACAAGGAAGCAGGGAGAGGAGGGCAAGAACGAGTACATACCCATAGAGGTGTCTTGGAGACAGGTTCCTAAGTACGCTGGTGGGCCTCTGCGCGACGAGCAATGGAAGCAGCAGATGATTGCCCAGACCAGCGAACAGCAGTTTGAGCAGGAGTTCGAATGTTCGTTCCTTGGTTCGTCAAATACCCTCATCAGTACAAGTAAGCTAAATTTGCTTCAGTTTGATAAACCACTAGCAAAGGAGCCAGGAGGTCTTTACATCTACGACGAGCCAGTTGAAGGCCATGCCTACTTCATCATGGTCGATGTCGCCAGAGGTCAGGGAAGAGACTATACGGCTATGGTGGTGGTTGATTCCACAGAAAAGCCTCATAAGGTCGTGGCAAGGTATAGAAATAATCTTATATCTCCATTTGATGTTCCGCCGGAACTTTACAATTTGGCAATAAAATACAATAACGCACACTTACTTATTGAAGTAAACGATATCGGAGGTCAGATTGCCGATGCCATGCACGAAGATTATGAGTATGAAAATATCATTCAGACTCAGATGATGGGCCGTGCAGGACAAAAAGTAACCTTGGGATTCGGTCGCGGAACAAAACAAAGAGGCGTAAGAACCAGCTCTGCGGTCAAAAAACTAGGTTGTGCGGTTTTAAAAAATTTAATTGAGCAAGACAGGCTCTTGGTCAGAGATTTTGATATTATTCAAGAATTGATGACATTTGTTTCAAAACACCAGACCCATTGTGCAGATGATGGCTATACGGACGATTTGGTTATGTGTTTGGTTCTTTTTGGATGGCTAACTCGTCAGGGTTACTTCGAAGAGATTATTGACCTACAGAAAAAGAAAATCATAAATAAAAGCGAGCAGGAGGAAGAAGAAAATACTACCTTTTTTGTTGGTCCAGACAAATTAGACAATGTATTCAAAGATTCAGACACCCTTTGGTTCACGCAGGAATAAAATATGCCACAAATTAACATTACAGAAAATTCACCAAATTTATCAGGCGCAGTACAATCACAGGGATCTTCCCATGTTTCTGTTTTTATGTGTGGTGCTTCTTTCATGCAAAAATTGACTGAAGGGGATTCTCCAGTACCAGCATATAAACAATATAACTCTCCACAAGAACTAATTGCCGAATTTGATTCTGCGGTTCTTGCAGGAACTTCAAGCGGATTTTCTTCCAGTCCTATTGAAAAAGGATTTACTGGTGGTTCTACACTTGATAGAGAACTGCATTCAGCTTTAAATTATCTTGAATATGGTGGAATTTTAATTGCAGCAACTGGTGCTACCTCACTTGCTGCATCAAATATTAAGATTGATTCTAGTTTCTATGAGAGAAAAGATAAATTTAACGAAGTAGTTAATTTAGTAAATCTATTTGAAGATGTCATTGGAATTGTTGGATCTTCATTTGAATTTCATAATGGAACTACTGGATTATATCCAATAGATTTTTCAAGTTCTGGATTTTTTGGCCTTACTGCTATTACTGGCGTAAGCGGATCTACCTTCGACAATAATATTTTCTCTGTAATTGGTAGAAAAGAAAGAGCAAGACTTTATGGTGGAGAAACCGCAAATATTCCAATTTTGATGGTATCTGACGCTGCTGGTTGCCTTGCTAGAACTGATAGCAGTTTCTTCCCTTGGTATGCTCCAGCAGGAACTATTAGAGGCGAAGTCAATACCATTACCAAGCTTTATCCATCAATAGACGATACTGATATTACAAATTTACAAGGTCAGTTTGTAAATGCATTTAATAATGTTCTTGGTATCGATGGAATTTATCTACTAGGTGATAAAACATGTGAACTTACTGTTGCAAATAAACAACAAATAGGTATTACTAGACTTATAAACTATGTCAATAGACAAATAAAGCCAATCGTAGCAGAAGCATTATTTGAATTAAATGATGCTGAAACAAGATCAAAGATTACTGCTGCTCTAACTTCTATTATGGAATTTATCAAGTCTGGTAGAGGCGTTTCAAGCTATGTAATAGTTTGCGACGATACAAATAATCCTGTTTCTGTGCAAGAAGCTAGGCAGATTGTAGTCGATCTATCGTTCAAGCCAGTATTCTCAATAAATCAAGTTTCGTTCAGATTTGTAATTAATCAATCTTAATGGATGATTTAACATTTAATTTTGAAGTAATAGAATCTAAAAAGGACATAGACATTGGAATATTGATCTATGATTCCACATATATTAATTTTCTAAAACTTCAAAATGAAAAATATTACAAAATAGATTCGCAAACAAAATTAACAGACTTAATTAAAAATGGAGATTATACTCAAATCTCCTCATCAATTACTACATTTGAAGATTTTATCGAATTAGTAACTTCTACCTCTGGACCATTACCACAGCTTTATCAGATAGCTAGAAAAGTAAATTTTTATAATAATTTTTTAGTTGATTGTTCTCATTACAATTTTAATATAATTTTAGTCAATTGTTCTTCTAATGAAATACCATCAATAAAAACTGCTTTTAGTGAAAATAAAATAAAAGCATTTTCTTATGATCCTTTAAGATTGACAATAACAACAGAATTAAAAACATTTATAAAGGATAAAAAAACTCCAATTATTTTTAATTGTTTAAATTCATCTAATAGATTGCTTGAAGATGGTTATATAACATCAAATCAGATAATAAATTCAATATCAATTAATAATTTAAATCTTAGAAACTTCAATGATGAAGATTTTCAAATTTTAACATATTCAATAGCAGGACTAAAAAATAAATTTTGGTATTATAGATCTGACAATGTTATTAGTGATAAAAAATTAATTCCAATACCGTTAATTTCTGATGCTATTGGTTGTTTTTCTAGAAGTTTAAATAGTATTCCTTGGCTACCACCAGCTGGTTATGTTCGTGGTAAAATACTCAATCAGGATTTTGAAGCTATTGAAAATCCTACAACTGCAACCTCTCCAAAAGAAGGAATCGTTCCTTCGACACCATCCAATCTAAATGATCTTGAATCAATTTATGATAAAGGTATAAATTTACCAATTGAAATATTTGGTGCTGATAATATTAAATCTTTCTATATCAATAGCGATGTTTCTGGTTATACTGGAACAATTTTTCCGCTAAAACAATCAATTTCTTATTCTAATTTAATTTTTGATGTGGTTAGCAATATTCAATATGTGTTAAATAGTTCATTATTTGACTTTAATGACGAGGCAACTAGAAATTTAATAAAAATTAGAATAGAGCAATATCTTCAATTCACTAAGGCTAATTCAGGAATAGATGATTTTGTTGTAATTTGCGACTCTTCAAATAATAATGAAACTGACTATATCAATAGAAGAGTAAATGTAGATGTGTCAATAAAGCCATCACAAAGTATAAATTTTGTTGAATTGAGCTTTACTACATAATACATGGCATCTATTACGAGTTTTATTTCAAATTTTAAAGGTGGTACTAGAAGAAATAGATTTTCTGTTTCTGCTGCTTGGCCATCTGGAGTTTCTAATAATATAGCAACATATCATATTCTTTCTGCATCCTTGCCTCCATCTGATCTGGGTAGAATATCAATACCGCATAGAGGAAGACTCATTCACTATGCTGGAGATAGGACTTATGGTGATTGGGATATAGCAATCTTAGATGATACAGAAAAGTCATTGTGGAATTCTTTTCAGCAATGGCACAAAAGAATAAATTCTCATGTAACAAATGTCCATTCGTCATCTTCAGATGCTTTTAAAGATTTAAAAACTGACTGGACAGTAAGACATCTAGACACCAATGGAAATGTGTTAAAAACTATGATTTTGAAAGGGTGTTTTCCTGCTTTGATTGGTCCAGTAGAATTTGATATGAGTTCTCAAATATACAATACTTTTTCTGTCAAATTAAGTTACGATTTTTTCACTGGGTAATGGAGAAATAAATGGCTCAATCAATAAATGATTTTAAATCAAACTTTTCTGGTGGTACTAGAAAAAATCGCTTCAGAATAACTGGAAATTTTCCATATGGAGGAGCGTTTAATATTTTTCAGGTAATGTCAGCAGGAATGCCTCAAAATAATTTATTTGTCGTAGAATATGATTATAGAGGAAGAAAACTTAAACTTCCTGGCGATAGAACTTATGGAGGCCAGGGAAGTAGTGTTTGGCAAGTAACAATTTTAGATGATGCAAACACAAATCCATCTCAATTATGGAGCAAACTTCATGATTGGAGCAATAGTATCAATAATCATTTAAGCAATACAGGAGATCAAATAACGCCATCTACCTATAAAGCTAATGGATGGGTTGTCGATCAATTAGACTTAAATTGCACTAATGTATTAAAATCCGTAAAATTATATGGGTGCTGGCCAATTTCTGTTGGAGAAATACAACTAGATATGAGAGTACCAGATGAATATGTGACATTTAGCGTGGCATTTTCTTTTGATTATATTGATCAATAATATGGAGATTTAAATGGATATTAAGCTTTTTGGATTTAAACTAGTAAAAGATACAAAAGAAGATACAGCAAATCTTCAGAACTTTACTCCCCCGGAAGAATTTGATGGAGCCTATACACTTGAGGGATCTGGTGTATATGGAACATTTATCGATTTCATGGGATCTGCAAAAGATGAACATGCAACGATTTCACAATATCGTGCAATGGCCTTATATCCAGAAGTAGATACTGCGATTGATGAAATAACCAATGAAGCCATTGTCTCTGGTAATGATAGAAAACCAATAAAATTAGATCTATCAAAGATAACTTTTTCAGAAAATATAAAAAGTAGAATATATTCTGAATTTGATTCAATTCTTCAATTATTAGATTTTCAAGATAAATGCTACGAAATATTCCGTAGATGGTATATCGATTCAAAACTGTATTTTTATGTTTCTATCGATATGGACGATCCGTCTGCTGGCATTAAACAATTAGTTCCTCTTGATTCTACCAAGATTAAAAAGGTAAGAAAAGTAAAGTCAAATCCAACAAAGCAGACTGGAAATTCTTTATCAATCATTCAAGATGTTGAAGAATTCTATGTTTATTCAAATAATGATAAAAATTCAGTAATCGGTACTGGGGCGGCTGGTCTTAGAATATCTCCAGATTCAATTTGTTATGTTCATTCTGGAATGGTTGATATGAATTCCAAGAGGGTCTTAGGATTCCTCCACAAGGCAATCAGACCACTAAACATGCTTAGACAGGTCGAAGATGCAATAGTCGTATATCGTATCTCCCGCGCCCCAGAAAGAAGAATATTCTATGTGGATGTTGGTAATCTGCCAAAGCAAAAAGCAGAACAGTATGTTCGTGAATTAATGAACAAATATAGAAATCGTATGATTTATAACCAGACAACTGGTGAAATCAAAGACGATAGAAATCAAATGGCAATGCTTGAGGATTTCTGGCTACCCAGAAGAGAAGGTGGTAGAGGAACTGAAATTACCACCTTGGATGGGGGACAAAATCTTGGTGAATTGACGGATGTTGAATATTTTAAGAAGAAACTATATTTTGCTTTAAATATTCCACCCTCAAGATTGGCGGGAGAAAATGGCTTTAATATGGGAAGATCAGCCGAAATCACGCGAGATGAGGTCAAATTCTACAAATTTATTGAAAGATTGCGTTATAAGTTCTCCGGTATGTTCTCGCAATTATTAAAAGTTCAGCTAATACTAAAGGGTGTTATAACTGAGGATGATTGGAATTTAATTTATCCTCATATAAATTTCTCATTTAATCGTGATTCTTATTTCAATGACTTAAAGGATGCTGAAATTTTAGCTTCAAGAATGGATTTAGCTGCTCAAATGGAGCCTATGATAGGCAGATATTATTCCAGTAATTATATTCGTAAAAACATTCTAAAACAAACAGAAGAAGAAATGGAACTTATTGACAGAGAAATGGCTGTAGATATTGCCAAACGAAAGCAAGAAGAACTAGAACAAATGCAAATGCAACAGGCTACACAAGCTCAAGAATAAAAAATTCTAAATATAAAGGAAAAAACCATGAAAAGCAAAAAAATAATCCACTCAATATTATCAGAAAACGCAATTGACGCTAAAAAGTTAATTCAGCAAGACTTAACTGTAAAACTTGGCGAAAGACTTGCTGAAGAATATGTCCGTATTGCCAAAAAAACCTTCAATGAAGAATATGAAGAAGATGAAGAAGAAGTTTCATCTGAAAACGAAGAAGGTCTAGAAAGCGAAGATGAAGAAGAAGACGAAGAGCCAATGACTGAATCTTCAAAATCTAAATTAGCAGCAATGTATCCCCCAGAAGATGAGATAACAAGAGGAGATATTATCGCAGCTGCTCAAATGAAGAATGCTCAAATGAAGAAGAAGAAGAAGAAAAAATGAAATTAATAACAGAAACAGTCGAAGAGATAAAATTTCTTACTGAAAAAACCGATAGCGGTGAAAAGCAATATTTCATCGAAGGTATTTTCATGCAAGCTGATCAAAAGAATAAGAATGGAAGAATTTATCCAAGAAATATTCTAATGAATGAAGCTCGTCGTTATGTTACTGAATATGTACATAAAAATCGTGCTTTGGGAGAATTAAATCACCCAACTGGTCCATCAGTAAATTTAGACCGCGTATCTCATAGAGTTACTTGGCTTAATGAAAGCGGAAGTGACATTTATGGAAAAGCAAAAGTCCTTGATACCCCATGCGGACAAATTGTAAAAAATCTAATGAATGAAGGTGTTAAGCTAGGAGTATCGACTCGCGGCATGGGTTCTTTGGAGAAAAAAGGCGCAGTCAACTATGTAAAAGAAGATTTCATGCTTGCTGCTATTGATATCGTTGCAGATCCATCTGCACCAAATGCTTTCGTTGATGGAATTATGGAAGGCAAGGAATGGGTTTGGGATAATGGTATTCTAAAAGAACAAGATATTGCTGGATATCATAGAAGAATTTCAGGTGCTTCAAAGAGAAAACTTCAAGAAGAATCTATAAAAGCATTTGCAGATTTTTTAAGAAAAATAAAATGAAACGCTTAAATGCACAAGAATTAAAGTCATTGAACGAGTGTGTATATCATACTCTAAATCAAGATCAATTAGATGAAAATCTTCTGAGGGCACTTGCTAGCGGTATTGCAAGAAGTGGAAGAGTAGCTCTAAGAACTACAACTGCTGCTGGGCGACAGATAAATAAACAATCATTAGGACGAGCAATTAGCAGGCCTGGTATAGCAGTTCGAAGAGGATTTCGTGATTTAAAAGATAAAATTGTAGATGTTGCTACTGGTGGTACACAGGGGCGTTTAGCTACTAGAAGACAGAATATTTCTGTTGCTGCTCAAAGAAGGGAAGCGGCTAGATTAGGACAAGTAAGTACAGATGTAGGAGATGCATTAGCTGCTGGTAGTAGAGGACCAATGACTACCGCTGATGCTTTAAGAAACGCAGAAGCACAACGGTTATTGAACGCAGGAGATCCAGATGCTGCTCGTAGAGTTATTTTAGGTGGCGGTGCTGGCGGTGCTGCTGGTACTGTGGCTACTAGTGGGCCTGGAGCATTAACTACAGCTGCTGCTGCGGC